CCGTAGCCTGACACCAGGACTCAACACCGGCATGGCCCGATCGAAACCTGAGCCAGATCCCCGGCCGACCGATGGCGGCAGCTATCGGCTCGATGAGGAGACCGGCAAATGGATCGACAACTACGCCACGCCTACCGAGTGCGTGATGCCTGCCCCTGCCCCCGCTCCGAGCAATGACGAAATCGACGCATAGGCGCCTTCTGCTGGCGGCAGTGGAGGCGAGCTACGGCACCTTCGAGACGGTCGCCGGCACCGATGCCCTGTTGGTGCAGAACCTGGACTGTCAGCCCCTTGACGCAGGCCTGATCGATCGCGAGCTGGTGCTGCCGTATTTCGGCAACCGGCCCAAGATCGTCGGCCAGCGGGTGGGCACGGTCACCTTTGACGTGGAGCTGGCGGGATCGGGCACGGCCGGCACTGCCCCCCGCTGGGGCCGGCTGCTGCGGGCCTGCGGGTTCGGTGAGACGGTGGTGGCCACCACCTCAGTGACCTACGCCCCGGCAATGACCGGGATCGTTGGCGTCAGCTTCGACTTCAACAACGACGGCAACCGCCACCGCCTGAAGGGCTGCCGGGGTAACGCCACCTTCAACCTGGCGGCCGGCGAGATTCCCCGGATCAGCTTCGAGTTCTTCGGTGAGTACGTGGCTGCCGCCACCGAGGCCCAGCTGACCCCGACCTTCGCCAATCAGGCAACGCCGGTAATCGTCAACAGCGCCAACACCACCGGCGTGAACATCCTGGGCCTGACCACGGCCTGCATGGAGTCCTTCACCCTGAACCTGGGCAACGAGATCCCCCTCCGTCAGCTGGCGGGCTGCACGCAGCAGTACCCGATCACTAACCGCCTGCCCTCTGGCGAAGCGGTGATTGAGGCCCCGGTGATCGGCTCCGGTTCTGGTGAGAAGGACTACTTCGCCCAGGTGATCAGCCAGGCCACCGGAACCATCGCCTGGCAGCACGGCCAGACCGCAGGGAACATCGTGACCCTGAGCATGGGCCAGTGCAACATCGACTCCCCGACCTACAGCGACAGCGACGGGATTCAGATGCTGAACGTGCCCTACATGGCGCAGGCGACTGCAGCCAACAACGAGATGAGCCTGGTGCTCACCTGATTTCCTCCACCACTCACTGAACACCCATGTCCTTCGTTCTGAAGCAGTCGGCCAGCTATACCTGGCCGGTGCCCCTGCTGATCCCGGTCAGCGGCGGCCGGCGGGAGAAACACTCGTTCGATGCTGAGTTCAAGCGCCTCCCCCAGAGCCGAATCAACGAGATCGCCAAGCTGGCCCGGGCCACCGAGCTGGGCCGCGCCGGTGATGATGAGCTGCTGGACGACAAGACCGCCGCACGGGAAATCCTAATCGGCTGGGCCGGCATCACCGATGACAGCGGCAAGGATGTGCCGTTCTCTGAGGCCGCGCTAGATCAGCTGCTGGAGATCCCCACCATCGCCGGGCAGATCATCAAGGCCTGGTATGGCTCAATGGAGGTGGCCAAGAAGGGAAACTAGTCGGCGCCGTCAACCACTGGTGGCACGGTGACGGCGGCGCCAATGATGACCTGCTGGCGGACCTGAAGGCCTACGGAGCGGACGTGAGCTGCCTGCCGGAGGTGGTGCAGAACCCGAAGCAGTTTGAGGTGTGGCCCGAGCACGAAGATGCCGTCCATTTGTTCCTGCAGTGCCAGACCCAGTGGCGTGTTGGCGGCTCCGGCGTGGTGGGCCTCGACTATGCCGTGGTGTTGCAAATGATGGATCTTTACGCTGTGGGTAACCGGCGCCAGGCTCTGGAGGATCTGCAGATCATGGAGAGCCGCGCCAAGGAACTGATCAACAAGGCCGTTGAGCCGAAGCAGCCGAAAGGGAGGCGCCGCTGATGGCCATGAACATGGAGGCGGTCCTGAGGATCGCGGCGAAGGTTGTAGGGCTTGAGGAAGTCACGAAGCTGGAGCGGGGGATCGCTGGCGCTGAGAAGGTGGCGAAGGATGCCAAGACGTCATTTGCCGCTGTGGTCAACTCGTCCACTTGGCAGGCCGCCGCTGCTGGCGCTGCAGGCATCGGCGTGGCGCTCGGCACCAGCGTGCGGGCTGCGATCGACTTCGAGAGCGCGATGGCCGACGTGCGCAAGGTGGTGCCGGGCCTGGAATCGGCCGAAGGCCTGAAGGAAATGAAGCAGGAGATCATCGGCCTCAGCAAAGAGCTGCCGGTGAGCGCCGAGGGCCTGGCCGCAATCATGGCCGCCGCTGGCCAGTCAGGCATTCCGCGCGAGGAGCTGGCCGACTTCACCCGTCAAGCCGCTCAGATGGGGATCGCCTTCGACATCACCGCCGATGAGGCCGGCACGGCGATGGCCAAGCTCCGCACCAGCCTGGGCCTGAGTCAGCCGGAGGTGGTGGACCTGGCCGACGCCATGAACTTCCTCAGCAACAGCATGGCCAGCTCTGCTGCGGAGGTGAATCAATTCATGCTGATGGCCGGCGCCGTTGGCAAGCAAGTGGCGATGACCACCGAGCAAACTGCGGCGCTGGGTTCCGCGATGATCGCTGCCGGTGCGGCGCCGGAAGTTGCCGCCACCAGCTTCCGCAACCTGATCAGAGCGCTCACCAAGGGCGAATCCGCCACGGCAAAACAGGCGGCAGCGTTTAAGGCGCTGGGCCTGGATGTGAACCAAGTGGCGAAAGACATGCAGACCGATGCAGTCGGAACGATCCGCGATGTGTTCCAGCGCATTTCGCAGATGCCCGCTGAAATGCGGGTGTCCACGATCAGCGAAGTGTTTGGGGATGAGGCCCGGGCGCTGACTCCCCTGCTCACCAACATGCAGCTGTTTGATCAGGCGATCGGGCTGGTTGGCGACAAAAGTCAATACGCCGGATCGATGCTGGCCGAGTTTGAGGCAAGGGCTGGCACATCGGCCAACAATTTTCAGCTGCTGCAGAACAACATCACGGCCCTGCAGATCGCGATTGGCGAAGGCCTGCTCCCGGCGATCAACCTGATGCTGGGTGCGCTGACTCCGGTGCTGTCGGTCGTGGCCGACCTCGCTGGCCGGTTCCCACTGCTCACTGCCGTCGTGGTCACCCTGACTGCGGCGCTGGCCGGGCTGGTGATCCTGGCGCCAGCGATCGTGTCGTTTATCACCCTGCTGGGCAGCCTCAAGGCGGTGCTCGCGATCTCATCCCTAGCGGTGGGCTGGGCCGGCCTGCAGACCGTGGTGATCGTTGCGGTGGCCGCGATGAAAGGCGCCCTGCTGGGATTCATCGGCTGGGTCGGCAGCGTGTTCATTCCTGGCTTGCTGGCCTTCTTGGGCCCCGTCGGCTGGACCGTGCTGGCCATCGCTGCGGTGGTGGCCATGGCGATCGCGTTCCGCGAGCCCCTGATGAAGTTCGCCTCCTGGCTCTGGCAATGGAGCGAGTTCGCACGCGAGCCGTTCGTGCGGCTGTGGAACGCAACGGTAGCGATTGCCTCCGCTGCCATCAGCCAGCAGATCAACAACTTCAGCGCGATTGGGTCCGCGATCGTTCAGGTCTGGAGTGGCGCGATCGAGGCGATGGGCCGAGTGGCGAGCGCATGGGGGACTGCAGTGGTCGCTGTGTGGTCTGCCATCTTTCAGTCATTTACCGGCTACTTGGTCAACCCGATCCGCAATACCTGGGCCTCTGTTACTAGCTGGATGCGGAGCTCCTTCCAGAGCGTCGTGACGATCGCTCAGAGCGCCTGGCAGGCCATCGCCGACGGCCTTCGCGCAGCCTTCCGCGGCGTGCTGCAGTACCTGGCCGATCGAATCAACGCCGTAGGCGGCCTGATCAACCGCCTCATTGAGGGGTACAACTCCCTGCCCAATTTCGGCAACGTCCCCTACATTCCCACCCTCACGGTCCCCGCCTTCGCTCAGGGTGCCGTGGTCGATCGCCCCACATTGGCGATGGTGGGCGACGGCGGAGAGGATGAGTACATCATCCCCGCCAGCAAGATGCAGGCCGCTTCCAGCCGCTTCCTGAGCG